CTCAACGGTTGAGGTACCGGCTAAGGATATCATTTCGGTCCTGATCGGTGACGAGCCGCACCCCGGTAAATCGTACGGTTGCGATACGGCTATGATCTATAGGGGCCGCAAGACTCACGAGCACTTTGGGGCCTTGCATTGGTTCTACAAGCCTGAAACAGAGGTAGGCGAACGCGTTATGAAGGCGTTCGACAAGATGTACAAAATCCTTAAGCAACAGCGTCTAGAATTCACGATCCAGCCCGAATCGTGCGTGTGGGAGATTCTGCCCCACACCGGAGAAAAGTACGCGGGCATGTACAAGCGCTCGCGTAAGCCCGAAGATAATCCGCACCGTTTCCAGATGCGCCCCGAATGCATGGAACCCGTAGACTATCTGTATGTGGTTGCTCACGAGTGGGCACACCATTTACATGCAGAGTTCGCAACCGGCAAGAAGCTTAATGCTGCGTGGGTACGGCTCTACAATACTTCTATCAAGGTCCAGGACATTGCTAAAGAAAAGAGCCAAGAGCTTCTGAACAGCCTATTGGATCAACAGGATTTGCCGTCCGACTTCAAGGGCCAACTTGACGAGGACGACGCGATCAGTTTCAAATGGATCCTCAAGGCGATCCAACAGCAGCACAAGATTTCGATCAAGGAACTGGATCTGTTGTTTGATGCCGAGTTCAAGGACGATATCAAGGCCCTTTGGCCCCTCAACGGAGTATCCAAGTCTGATTTGGAACCTGTTGTATCAGAATATGCAACTCGCAACGTGAAAGAGCTATTCGCGGATTCGGTAAGTTACCATCTAGTCGGAAAGTCGCTACCTAAGGCGGTGACTGCCTTGGTAGAAAAGACGCTTTCCTACGCGCGTTCCAATCACGAGAAAGGTTAATCATGGACTTGACCGTAATCGTTGACAGCATGCAAATAGCGTACAAGAAGGATCGTAATCCGTCAATTCATCTGTACGGTAATGTGATAAAAGCGGGCAAGGTAAATTGTCGATTTATAATGCATGCTGGCCCATACAAATCCAAGCTCGAATTCACGAACGCTTTGATATTCGATGGTAGTGACCCAAGAGAGACAGCGATTGCGGTCAAGAACCAGTTAGTTGACTTCGTAGGCAGTTGTGATCTGATTCCGGAAGTCTTGCGGTCACCGCTTTCTGACGCCATCTACAAGCATCATGAACAGGTGAGGAACCCATAACGCTTATGCTGACCAACCCACCGGGAGACGCAAATGAAGACGATAAAGCACACGGTAGCGATCCTGACTGATTCGACGGGTAAAGTCGTAGACGAACTATCCTTCGAAACCATAGACCTGTGTAGTGAACGCTACGCTAAGGAAAGGGAGCCCTGCCAAGATTACCAGGATGAGAGCCGGGAAATCAGGAAGTTCGAATTCCTGGCCTTCAAAAAGGACAACCGTCGTTTCCAGCAACAGCAGATGACTAAGCTCAAGGGGTACAAGCGATGACCGATCTACGCGGATGCACCCGCTATTTTGTAGCAATGGATGATGCTGGATTTTTCCCTGTAGGCTCAACACAAATGAGTATGGAAATCACGTGGCCTGCTGTTGCGGGTGCTACAGGATATAGAGTGTACACCGCAGAAATGATTGCCAAGCTTGCGCGCACACGTGTTAGGGCCAAGCGCAAGGCCCTGAATAAGAGCAAGCGTCAGGCACGTGCGCGAACCGGGAGACGATAATGACCACGGACGATCTAGACAAGCATATCACAGAGTACATTGAACGCGCGGTTATCAAGTACGCGGGTCCCGATCTGCAACCTATTTGGGAATCGGATGAAGAGTGGAAATCCAACGCACAGATAGGCTTGAACTGGGAATTGATCCTTAGTCTGTGCAAACTCCCTTTGGTTCGTACCTGTGTACAGTACGCTATGGCCTACGAAATGCATGGGTCAGGTCACAGATTACGGGAGGACCTAATCGAAAAGCTTGGTGCCCAGCGTTTTAGGGAAGTGCAGGAACAAATTCTAGACAGAGATATGGCAGTGCTTGAGCGGGACGCACAGGAACGCATGAGTGAATATACGTTGGTAACTATCTCCAAGATCGAATAATGAAACTCGTACATGAACCTTCGTTCTACGTTCAGAAACCCAAGCCTGTTTATGATGTTGACCTACGCGGCAATGGGTTTCTGATCGGTCTCTCAACGAAACTAACCGGTACCCTCCGGGAACGCGAGCCTGATCCGCACGCCAGGGTTCTTCCTCCGAACTTCATAGGCATTGACTTCGAGACCGAAGACGTTCAGGCATGGATCGAGCGCGCACAAAATGCTACCTACGATTTTTCGTCAATGCCTAGGTACACACGTGATCTGATTCTGAAATCCCGTATCTTTTTTGGCGTGTTCCCCGTCGAATACGAAGAACGTAACGTATGGAAATGTAGCTTTGATCGCTACCTAGAAATTATGAGCCACAGACAACACTACCGCGCAAAAGATATTCCGATGTTTTTCCGACGTTGTGAGTTCTCAACCGTTGCTGACTTCAGTCTCATTATCAGTGCCCCTCACATCAAACACGTGATCGTAGATTCGCTGACCCATCAGTTGCTGGCCGAAAACTTTGAAGAGATTCAGGATCATGCACAGATCGCGGGACCGGCAGCAAACGAACTAGGCTTGATCCTCACGATTGGCGACCGCCTGATATTTGCAGACACGTACCTACCGCCTGAGCGTCAGTGGGTGAACAATAATCCAGGGGTTTCAAACAGGCCGCAATTCATTATCGTTGATCCATCGCTCGTAAAGCCCTACGGCGTCTAACAATGACTTAGTTTAAATGAAAAACAAACACAAGCACAAACCAAAGTATAAGAATTCCAGGTATCAGCTATATCTAGGAAAGTCCGAGCACGTCTTGAAGTCAATGCCTGATAATTCGGTGCATTCTATTGTGACCGACCCGCCGTACGAACTCGGATTCATGGGCAGGGGTTGGGATAAATCAGGGATCGCTAACAACGTCGATCTGTGGAAAGAAGCATTACGCGTGCTGAAACCTGGTGGGCACCTTCTGGCCTTCAGTGGTAGCCGTACCTATCATCGTATGGTGTGTGCTATCGAAGACGCAGGGTTTGAGATCCGTGACCAAATCATGTGGTTATATGGAAGTGGGTTTCCGAAAAGTCGTGACCCTTGGAAAAATGATATTTCGCCTGAAGTCGAACGTCAATTGCGGGAGCAAGGTGTAAAGGGGAACATAGAATGGAAATGACTGCGGATGTACTGCGAAACCTTTATGTGGATCGACGCAAGACTACCGTAGAGATTGCGGCAATATTTGGATATGCGTCATCTACTTCTATCTCGAATAAGCTGAAGAATTTCGGAATTCCTGTCCGGCAAGGTCGAGATGCGCAGGTACCGGTAGAGTTTAGCAGAGCACTTCTTTACAAACTATACGTAACGAAAGAGTTGTCTATTTCTGTAGTAGCTCAACGCTTGCACATATCGGAAGAATCTGTTCGAAGGCTACTGATTGGCTATGGAATACCCCGACGCACCAAGACTGCAAAACTCGGTGGTTGGAATAAAGGCATTCCTATCCCTGCTTCACAGCGAGAAGCTATATCTGAACAGCGAACTTTGGCGTACGCCACAGGTGAATTGACTCACTGGAATCAGGGGCGTAATTGGTCGCCAGAAGTTAGAGAAAAGATATCGAAGTCTTTGCTGAAAGATAGGATTCACGCTGAATCATACTACGGGCCTGAGTGGAGACAGCAGCGCACCTCATGTCTCCAGCGTGACGGGTTCGCCTGTCAGCATTGCGCAGCTACAGAAAATCTTCACGTACATCATTGGGAACCCTATCGGTTCTCGTTTGATAATTCACTGGAAAATCTGGTCACGCTCTGCGCCGATTGTCATAGAGACGTACACAATTCATATCGTGAAGAGGGATTCACTGCTGAAGCTGAGGAGGTTATGTATGGCTAAGCGGTTCAAGGTAGTTATCAACGGTATCGAACTGGATATAGTCCGTGACAGTGACGGCAAGTTTCTGATTCCCGACGATTTACGCGGCCTTGGTAGCGCACTTAAACCGGCGCACGAGCCTATCTGTGTGGCCCGCAAGCCGTTCAAAGGTACGGTAGCCAATAACGTGATTGCCAACCGTACAGGGGCACTGAATGTTGATGCCTGTCGTGTACCTAGTAATGGGGATAAGTTAGGCGGTGGTAACAACAGCGCTACCGTAGATCGAACGGGGAAGCATGAAGGCTGGCAGCGTCCTTGGATGAAAGACGCAGACGCTGCAACAGTGGCAGCGGAACGAAGCAAGGAAAGCACCGCACGTTCCGAATTGTTGGGAAGGTGGCCTGCTAATATTATTCATGACGGTTCTGATGAAGTAATAGCCGCATTTCCTGATTCTAGGGGTGCAAAGGCCCCCGTTCGCGGTACCGAATCTAGCCTACCAAAAGGGAAAGGCACTTCAATAAAGTTGGGTATGACCCGGCGGCTATCAAGCATTAATCATGTCGATAATGGTGGATCAGCCGCACGCTTCTTCTATTGTGCTAAGGCGTCAAAGAAAGATCGCGATGAGGGCTTGGAGTCTTTCGAGGAAAAGAAGTGCGGGATGATGGAGGACGATAATTACGCGATCAAAACGGGTAGCGGAAATCTTCGCGACACCAAACGTCGCAATATTCACCCAACGGTCAAACCCGCAGAATTGATGCGGTATCTAGTACGCTTGGTTACTCCCCCCAACGGAATTGTACTCGACCCATTCATGGGCTCAGGTTCAACAGGGAAAGCTGCAATGCTCGAAGGCTTCAAGTTCGCGGGCATTGACATGACTCCTGAATATGTAGAGATTAGCAGAGCGCGAATCAAGGACGCAAAAATCAAGTCTGAGGCTGAAACCGAACAAGAGCCCAAACGCAATCTGTTCGCTAGTAAATAAGATATATCAACATCAACCCTTTCCCAGGATTAACAATGGAATTCCCGACCCTCACCGGCAAAGGCTGCGAAGTCAAAATCATCGAAGCCTCCCTGAGCCAGCACACGGGCCAGAAACTGATCACGTTTGCTTTGCGTTACTGGCGTGCCATCCACCCGGAAGTTCTCACTCACCGGAAGCCTAGTCGTAACGCTAGCTCAAGCCGCGCAACCCCTACACCAAAGCTTCTAGAGCAAGTTAGAACAGCTCCTGCGGGTCCTGTTCACTGGGGAGCTAATCAAGCTGGCATGCAGGCATATGAAGAGTGTAATGCAATGATCGTGCATCCGCGTACCGGTGAATTGCTTACACGCGAAGATGCTTGGAATCATGCAGCAGTAGACGCCGCGAACTGGGCTGAGGCGTTTTACGATGCTGGGTACCACAAGCAGCTTGTTAACAGAATTTGTGAAAACTTTACAAACATCGTAGTTATTATCACCGCTACTGAATGGGATAACTGGTATTCGCTGCGTGCGCACGTTGATGCACAGCCTGAGATCCAGGACCTGGCGTACACGATGCTGAAACTCGTTGCCGAAGTTCCGGTTCGTAGCGTGCACGAGGGTAAGCTTGAAGACGCACGTACCTGGCATTTGCCGTTTGTGAGCATGCAAGAACGCCAATCACATATTGTACCCGACCTGTTGGCAATGTCAGCCGCGCGCTGCGCACGTGTTAGCTATCTGACACACGACAAGCAGAACCCGACCCTGGAACAGGATGACGGCCTATATCGACGCCTGGTTGAGTCGAAGCCCTTGCATGCGTCTCCGTTAGAGCACCAAGCGCACTGCACGTCGCAGAATCGCGCATCACGCAACTTTGACGGCGGTTGGCTGCAACACCGTGCGCTTTTGGAATCCGCTGGCTCTATTGAAAACTTCCGTTCAGCGTTCGGGGCCTGACTATGAAAATGATGCCCGGACGAGAAGTATTCAGGACAAAGGATGAAAAGGGTATCCCTTTGTATATGACGATTGGAATGTGCTTGATCCGTAATGTCGTGATCGAATGGGCATCATTTATAGAGGCCGCACGTGAAGCCGGATGGTACGATTTCCAGACCATAGCACAAGTAAAGTCCGCTCTTGTAGATGCTGACGTAGGTGACGAGTACCGGAATGCCGTAGTCCAGCGCTTCAAGCTCTACATGCTTAAGAACCCTCATCCCTGTATGACGGAGAATTCAAAATGACACAACCGATTGACATCGTACTCAGTTTCGATACTACGGGTTCGATGTACCCGTGCCTGGCTGAAGTACGCCGCAAGGTAGACGAGACAGCAAACAGGCTATTCAAGGAAGTTCCTAATCTGCGTATAGGTATCATTGCCCATGGTGATTACTGCGATGCGCGCACCCGGTACGTGACCAAGCACCTACAGTTGACCAACGACCCGAACGCGGTTTCGTACTTCGTTAAAAACGTAGAAGCAACAGGTGGGGGTGATGCACCAGAGTGCTACGAGTTGGTGCTTCAGGAAGCACGGACTATGATGCAGTGGACGCCTGACTCAAAGCGGCTGTTGATCATGATCGGTGACGAGGTACCGCACCTTACGGCACATAACCCAGGACGTATCGACTGGAAAGCAGAGGTTAAGGAACTGCTTAACCTAGGGGTCGTGATCCACGGTGTGCAGGCGCTGAACAACCGCCATGCTGAGTCGTTCTACCAAGCGATTGCAGATACGACCGGTGGCGCACACCTTAGGCTTTCACAATTCAGTGAAGCAACTGATATGCTGGTTGCTCTCACCTACGGTCAGGTGAGCCCTGAAGCGGTCCAGACGTACGAGGCCGAAGTTGTAGCCGAAAAGCGGATGACTCGTTCGTTGTCTGCTATCTTCGACAAGGTGATGAAGCGTGATCCTTCGACCGGAACGTTCGCGTCCGTAGACGCACGTGCAACAGACCCCGCACGATTCCAGCGTATTCACGTGAGCACCGATCAGCCGATTAAAGAACTGGTGCAAGCCAACGGCCTAATCTTCAAGATCGGTCGTGGCTTCTACGAGTTCACGAAGCGGGAAACGATTCAAGCCTCAAAGGAGGTTCTGATTCTTGATCGCGATACCGGTGATATGTTTGAAGGTACAGCAGCACGCGAGGTCTTGGGCCTGCCTCACGGTGCTTCGATCAACCTGAACCCTAAAGATGCAGGCTTTGACACGCACAGATACACGGTGTTTGTTCAGTCAACGTCCGCTAATCGCAAGCTGATCGGCGGTACTACGTTCCTTTACGAGGCTTAGCCTATGATCAGCGCCTACTCTTCGTTTTTGATCGTTTTCTACATGATTGGGTTTGCGTTCTTTCCTTGGTTAGGAATCTGAATCAATATGTGGTCTGGGGTTCAATTTGATGATCTATAGGCAACAGCAGCAGCATTAGGAGGTCACATGTTAACCCTACCGCAAATTGTCAGGCGCGTAAACGAACGCCGACACCAGTCAGCAAAGTACGTAAGAATTATTCAGGTCAAGAAGGGATGGGATAGTTTAGGACGCGGCTACGTCGCAGCAGCGTCTTATTCTACAAAGATATGGGATAACTACAAACGCAAGTTCGTGCTCAACAAAGTACGTAATCGCTACGTGACGGTAATCGTGTTCCTGGACACCCGTTTGCACGTAGTTGTTAGTTGTAGTTGTCCCGACTTTAAGTACCGTTGGGAAGTAGCCTTGAATCACAAGCAGGCGGCAGAGATCGAGTATTCGAATGGTGAGCTTCCGGTGATCCGGAATCCGTCAATGAAGGCCGCTGAGTGCAAGCATCTAGTAGCGCTTTACAACAAGATCAAAGACGAATTACCGAAGCCTAAGGGTGTGCGCGTTACGCCTATTAGCCCGCCTGAGATCCAGATTCCCCCTTCGCAAAGAAAGCCGATTGAACCTGTGAAGGTAGTGCCTACGATCAAGGTACCGAAGAACGTGCAGCGGTCAACGAAGCCTGGTAAGAAGCAATCGACGCTCCCGCCATCGATGCGTAATCCACCGGCAATGAAAGCACCGCCTAAAGCTGCTCCGACACCAAAACCTGGGTTGAAGGCTCCGACACCGCCAGCGGTCATGAAGCCTACTAAGGTAAGGGCTCCGACCAATGTTCAGCGGTCAACGAAACCCGGTAGGAAGCAATCAACGGTACCCCAATCTATGCGCAATCCGCCAGCAATGAAGGCTCAACCGAAGCAAGCAACAAAACCTGCTGCTGCCAATCCACCGGCAATGAGGGCTAAACCCAAAACTCAACCGCAACCGTCGCGCGGCCCCGCGATGATGCGGACAAAGAAGTAATCATGGCAAAGTCATATTCTCATAGTGCTGCATTTAGCAAACTCAAAGACATAACGGAGACAATTAGTAAGAACCTGACGAGTCTGGAGTATTTGCAGACCTTGGATATGTTTCTGTGGCGAGCGCTGGAACCCATTCATGCTGAATGCCCCGCGCTGTTCAACAACTACATGGCGAAAGTCGTTGCTCACCAATCGTTGAAAGCGAGCACCAAGTTTACGAGCGATGACCGAACCAAGTTACCGGTTCACCTGTTCAACATGATCACGGTTCAGGACCCGAAGAAAGCGCATGAGCATGCGAAGGCCATGCACATAAATCGGGGCCTGCTCTTTGGGTTCCTGGTCCTGTTCCTTAGACGCATGGACAGATATGAACGTCTGCATTCGACGTTTGAGAACGTAGATCCTATTGTGCGGAATTCAGAAATCTATCAGATTGAACGCTCAATCGGTTTGCGTCCGCGCGGTACCTTGTATTCTGCTATCCAGCAGGTACGTTTCTGGTACGAGCGCGCACGTGCGTTCAAGGAAATGATTATCGAAAAATATACGCGATTGGCACTGATGCAGGCGCGGTCAACCTACAAGGATTTTAATCATTATACCGATCTGGATGATGTGGTTCAGATTTACCTGGTTGTGGTTTCGCGTGCAATTGATCGCTGCGATGCGCGTCAGGGCGTGCTTACGACGTTCATTACCAACTGGTTCAAAAGCGGGCGTTCAGAGGTGGCCAATCTGTCGAAGGGTCAAACAGACCAGTCATATGAAGCGTTAGTTGATGAGCTAGGTGATTCTGCATCTGACCTTCTAGGGTTTGCGATGCCGGATACAAAGGGTGAACTCGAAGAGCATGTGGCGTTCACTGCTAAGTCAATGGACGTTCACGGCTACATACGGGCAACTCTGCATATACCTGAATTCGTGACCAAGAATCAGCGTGAGGTACTTGAACTGTTTGCACTAGAGGAGGCTCACGCATGAGCTATCAAAGTCGAAACGCAAGCAAGGAAGCCTCGTTAGAGCTATCGCTAGCCGCAACCAAATCCCTGCTCTCTGACTACGCGCTGCGCACCCGGCAGGCCGAGGCAACGGCTAGCCGCCTCGTAGCCGAAACCCTGGACACGGCACAGATGCATGCGCTGTCGGCCCTTATAGGCCAGCAGATTGACGTACGCAACGCTGAGAGATCCGTGCAGCAACAGGCAATACTTCAGGCAACTGTCGTGGCCCTGAATGCAGCGATGCAGCTAGAGGGTGACGAACAGAAGACGATGCTAGCCAAGATCGTCCGGGATCTGACGAGCGCGGTCACACACCTCAACAAACTACCCAAATTGCAGAGCCCTAGTAAATAGGGATAGCAAGTAACAGTCAACACCAATTTTTCAACAGAGGTATAATTTATGGCACAGAAGGGATCCGACTTTGACAGCGTGCGGGCTACGAGTCGTAGTGATAAAGTCAAAGTTACTGACATCATCAATCTTTTCAAGTTTCCCGAAAAGAAGTGGGTGACGGGCCGTCTGTACGGTGCAGTTCATTCGTATGCAACCGGCTGGGTTCAGTCGAAGAACAAGGAAGGCAAGACCATCAAGTTCCCGGTCAACATGCCGAGCTACGATCCGGAAACGCAGCAGTTCGATTCTACCAAGTATGACCCTTGGTACGAAATCTACCAGGCTGAAAAGGATGTAGAGCGCGAGAAGCAAACGGTTCAGGTCGGTCGCAAGTTCTACTGCAACTTCCTGGTCCGCAGCCTTCAGAAGCAAAAGCCGAGCACGCGAGCAAAGCCCACTGCACAAGAACGCAAATCGGGTTTCAAGGACAAGGATTCGGAAACCTGGACACCCTGGGTCGCAGTCGCGCTGCCCGCTGGTGTGATCACGAAGATTCAGGAACTCAAGGGCCTGAACGTCGTGACTTCGAAGAAAACCGGTTCGTCCAAGACGTACTCCGTTGCCGATGAGAAGTTTGGCCGTGACGTGCGTATTCTGTTCGATCCGTCCAAGGCTCCTGCCGATCAGTATCAGGTAGTTCCGGGTGACGCACGTACACCGCTCACCGAAGAAGAACTGGCGTTCCTGCGTTGGGATACGTCGAATCTGACAACGGAAATCGATGAGGAAGAAGTGAAGCGCGATTTCGAATCCTGGGCCAAGCGTACCGGCTACAAGATCAAGAAAAGCAAGCGCGCCGTTGACGACGAGATTGATGACGAAGAAGACGAAGACGACAAGCCGTCGAAATCCAAGTCCAAATCGAAGTCGAAGACAAAGCCCGCAAAGCGCTCGTCACGCGATGAAGACGAAGACGACGAAGACGACGAGGATCTGGATTCGGACGACGAAGATGACGACGACGAGCCGCCTGCAAAATCGAAATCGAAATCCAAGGCAAAGCCTGCGAAACGTTCGTCGCGGGATGACGACGAGGATGATGAAGACGAGGATGATGAAGACGAGGATGGGGACGATGACCTAGACTCGGATGATGACGAGGATGATGAAGACGAAAAGCCGTCGAAGTCCAAGAGCAAGACCAAAGGAAAGTCCAAGGTAGTCGAAGACGACGAAGACGACGAAGACGAGGATCTGGATTCGGATGATGACGAGGACGACGAAGATTCAGACGACGAAGATTCGGAGGATGCTGAGGATGATGACGAGGATGATGACGAGGACGAGGATGACGAGCCGCCTGCAAAATCCAAAAAGAAGCCTGTCACCAAGGGAAAGTCCAAGTCCAAGGTAGTCGAAGACGACGAAGACGACGAGGATCTGGATTCGGATGATGACGAGGACGAGGATGACGAACCGCCTGCAAAGTCTAAGTCAAAGGCCAAGCCCACTGCCGCAAAGTCCAAGTCGAAAGCGAAAGCGAAGCAGGTTGAAGATGACGAGGACGAAGATCTAGACGATGATGATGACCTTGACGATGACGACGAAGAAGATGAGCCGCCCGCAAAGTCGAAGTCAAAAGCCAAGGTTCCGGCCAAGACTGTTTCTAAGTCCAAGACCAAGCGTAAATAATATCTGATCCTGCTGTGCGGAGCCCGACACGAACACTGGTTCTGTCGGGCTTTATCTATTTTCTACCCTTCCCTACTAGGTGCACTGAATGGCAACAAAGAAGCCAGCAGCAACAGCTAAAACCTCAGCATCCGCAGCAGCAGCAAAGAAAGTTCCGACAAAGAAGCCAACGGCCAAGAAGCAGGTACAAGAAGCCGTTGATATTCTAGCGGATATCGAGAAGGCTACCGGCACCGGCAAAGCCGCAGCAAAGTTTGATGTACGCGCATTTTATCGTAAGACTGTGGATGACGTTAGCCGCCAACAAGGCGTAGACGCGGACCCGATGGAAGACCTGACGCCTATGAGCACGGGCTTCCTGATGCTTGATATAATGTACGGTGGTGGCATTCGTCCTGCCATGTACACGCATGCGGGCGATGAGCAAACGGCCAAGACAACCTTAGCCCTGTCAGAAATGGTGCAGGCTATTAATGTAGGTGTGCCCCTGATTGCATTCTGGGATTACGAGGGTTCAACCAAAAACTCGAAGCCGTATCTGCGCTCGATTCTCAAGAACATGGGGGCCAAGGTTTCGATTCGTGATGTGTTCGGCAAGAAGGATAAAGAAACAGGCAAGTGGGTTGTTGAACCTATCGTTCAGTACTATCCGGAAACCATTGGTGAGCGATTCTTTGACTGGTTGGCTGAAATCGAACGCCAGTACCCAGACAAGAAGTTCGTAGCCAATGCCTGGTGGCTGGTGTACGAGGACACGAAGCAGAACAAGGCTATGCTGGGTGATGCGCATGATCCGAAGATGGCCAAGAAGTACGGCAAAGGCCTGTGGATTCCTGCACCTGATGGCAATCTTCAAGGGCTAGTGCTCGTAGACTCCTGGCCAGCTATGAACCCGGAATCGAACGACAAGGAAGACGCTGACAATTCGTTGGGCGTGCACGCTCGATTCTTTGCCAAGCATCTGCCCCGCATCAAGGGCCGCATGTCGAAGAAAATGATTGCGCTCGTGGGCATGAATCAGTTATCGGATATTCCGATGGCTATGTATGGCCCAAAGCAGCAAGAGTCAGGCGGTAAGAAATTGCGTTTCTACTCCGACGTTCGTATCTGGAACACGAAGCGCGGTTCGGGAATGCCGTTCAATGCCGTGTTCGATAAGGATGAAGGCATGGAGATCGAAAAGTCGGTGACCGGAAGCGGGCGAGATACCTACCGATATATCCTGTCTAAGACTGTCAAAAACAAGCTGTGGACGCCTGGCCGTAAAGGGTGGTTCCGGATATGGGCTGAAGATGCGGAAGGCAATGGATGCGGTTTTGATCCGTTCTTCGATACGATGGTGTATCTGCGTGAAACCGGCCAGATGCTGGGTAACGAGCGTCGAAAGCTCAAGCTCAATATCGATGGTATGGGTGAGGCTAAAAAGCCTGCGAACTGGATGCAGTTGAAAACCTGGGTGCTGGGTACGAAAGAACAGAAAGTACAGATCTGTAAAGAATTGGGTTTTGCTAAAGCCTTCGATCTGCGCCCGTACTGTTTCAAACAGGTCGCGAGCGGCAAGGGTGAAGAACTGTATGTAAAGAAGCGCAACGCCGGTAAGGTCGCAGAAGAGTCTGAAGATTAATAAGTAGTACGCAACCAATACTAGAAGGTAACTATGGCCGTAAATCATCTGATTCTGTCCACGCAGAAAGAAGAAGAGGCAGCAGATGATTTGCTGTCTGCATTAACCACACTAGCATATTCTACGCCGGTCAGAGAGCAGCCTAAAAAACTGATCAAGAAAAAGAAGAAAAAGGTACAGCCTAAGCCGCTAACAGAGAGTAATCGCCGTTCGCGGTTTTTCTATACCCCTACGATATCGATTGCAGATGAGGTAGCGGCAGCGAGACCTATCAGTGAGCCTAGGGTTCTGGAGGCTGTAAACGCTGAAGTAGACGCACGTGTAGCTACCTACAGTCAGGAACTGCCACCCGCTCTACAGCCAAACATTGAAGCCGTACGCGAATACTTTGTGTCTCAGGTCGCACCCAAGACGCTAGCCGTACAGGCGGGCACCGCACAAGCTCTAGACGTTATTCAGCGCACGTTGAACACCGCAATCGATCCGCAGCCGTTCGCGCAATTTGAACGTATGGTGGCACAAGCGCGCTTAATCAAGATGGCGCGCTTCGTTGCCGAGTATATGGAATTGCCTGCTACTGCTGTTCCGGATCTTGTAGAATCCATCACCCCGAAGAAAGAGATGATGATATTCCATCCGCACATGCTAGACGATCAGCGTAGGCCGAAGCCTAAGCAGGCACCTGATAAAAAGCAGGTTAAGGATGAAGAAGACTAATTTCGATGCCGTGAATGATGCTACTTCACGGCTCATGAAGTTCAAAGCCGACCAGTTTTTTCCCGCCCTGCTGTCTACTGAGCAGCAAGAAACAATTCAACGTCGAAGAATTGCGAAAGAAAAGAAAACGGGTAAGAAGGTTCTAGAAGTTAAGGATACCGAATATATTCTACAAGGTGGTGGATTCGACCGCGATGCCGACGAAAATCTTATACAGGTAGATGACTTCGACATCGCGCGCTACATGATGGAGGCCGAGGACGAGGAAACCGGGACGCTGCACGACCTGAAGATCGACACGCGCGACCTGAAGCAGGCAAAGAACTTCTACGATTACTGTTTCAATCTCTTGGGTAAGAAGGCCCGTCCCCCTTGGTCCCGTCAGTTGTGGATCGGGTCTATGCTTTTCGGTGAGGTATGCCCTTGCTGTACGAAGCCTGAATGGCTCAATATAGAAAATGTCCCAAGAGACTATAAATCGAAGGACATGCCTGAGCACATGACGTTTCTGGTGCGAGGCAAGTGCCCTAAGTGCAAACGCACCAAGTGGGATCTGATTCAGAATCACGGTCTCAAAAACTACATTCAGTACGCGGGTGTGATTGGTCAGCGGGGTTCTAAATCCAGTTCGACTGCCTTGTATTCTTCGTACTTGACGCACATGATCCTGAAGTTCCCCGATCTGTCGTCCCTCACAGCTTCCATGCAGGCTTCGACCGAGCTAACCGGTACCTTCGTGTCCCTTACCCACGCGAAAGCCTCTGGCGTGCTCTGGACCCCGTACAAAAAGATTATCGAAGAGTCTGAATGGTTTCAGAACTACTTCGATATAATGGATACGTACGGAGAGAAATACGGTCGTGAACTGTACAAGAATTCAACCCTGTACCTGACGTTCCATCATCGGAACCTTCGAATCTACCCATCAGGTCCGAAGTCGTCAACGCTACGGGGTGACACGCGCTATTTCGCGGCACTAGACGAATTGGGCCTGTTTCCGCTCCCTAAGGGCGATGAGGAAGAGGACGAGACTTCCGAACGTGCGAATGCCGACGAAGCCCACAAATCGCTATTCAACAGCCTGGGTACCGTATCGGTTGCGGCCTACAACCTGATGAAGGAAGGGTACAACAGCGTACCGCCTCCGATTCTGTTCAACGTGTCGTCGCCTTATTCGCAACGCGATAAGATGATGCGCTTGTATCGCGAATCCAAGACCGCTGACGGGCAGAACACGATTTTGGGTATCAATCTCCCGACCTGGGAACTGAACCCATTCTACGACCGTTCGACCCCTATCATTGCGAGCGCGTACGCTTCGAATTACGAAAAAGCAGAACGTGACTGGGGCGCAAATCCCCCGGCAGTGCACTCACGCTTTATGCCCGTTGATGCAGTATCCAACGGCGTGTTCGTCAACGGTGTCAACACCCATAACTTTGTTTACCAGTACGATCAACCTGGTGAAGTGTACGGCAAGATCGAAAAGTTACGTACATTCTCTTGGCCATCTGTCATGGCCATTGATGCAGGACACACAAACAATTCGTTCACGATAGTTGGGGGTCATTACAATTTCGATACGGGTAAGACTGTAGTCTCTACCATTCTAGAATGTATGCCGACTGAGGGACGACGCGTCAACTTTAATTTGTTGTACGGAAATGTTATATTGCCTTTGGGTTTTGCTCTGAACTCTGTAGGATTGGCTGCTGACCAGTGGCAAGGTATCGACATCTTGTACCGTATCCGGGCCGACATGAAAAACAATCCAACAGGTAAGCCCCGGTGTCTGCCCAAACAGTACAGTCCGAAGCGTGCGGACTTCAACAACGTGAGGACGATGATCCAATCCGGCAACGTCCTGTTCCCCACCATTAAAGAAGAAGTGAAAAAGCGTATTCTTGATGGTCAGATTCAGGACTACAGAACAGAAATGATTGGCAAACCGGTTGAGCACCTGTTCCTTCAGGCGGTGACGATTCGGGATACGGGGGAAACCCGGTGCCCTGAAAAGGGTGAAGGTTACACCGATGATATTTTTCGGGCCGTTGCGTTGCTGGTCACTACCATCCACCATCCAAAAGTGATGGAACGTCTACAGGAAGCCCGGAAATTCAACTACGGCGGTGCATCATCTATGCCAATGCCTGCGTTTGCCGGTCGTTCGGGCGGGGGATTCAGCCGGTACGGTACACGTCGCTGAGCGTCAATTTTAGGGTATTAAGTTTGAGGTCGCAATGGCTAAAAGAAAAATCCGAAAACCTAACGCAGAATATACCCTACCTAAAACGTCTGGGCTGTCAAAGGCCACGAAGCGCGTGTTAGCGCTAGATCCGGGATCCCGCAATATGGGGATTTCGGTCGCAGCGGTGAATACCAAAGGTCTGATAAAGATCATGGCTAATTCGATTGTGACTAATCCGGTTTTTGACCTGACGGCCTTCGGTCCACAGCGCGATATCTTCATTCAGGAAATCGCAAAGTGGATTGAAGTCTACCAGCCGAACGGAATTATCATCGAACGTTTTCAGACACGGGGTCTTTTAGGTCCGTTAATTGAAATCGTTAGCATTATGATTGGGATCATTAGTGGGCGGTGGCCCCATATTCCGATCAAGCTAATCACAGCCGCGACCTGGAAGAACGAATTTCACCGACGCTTCGAGCGCGTGACCCTAGAGGATCTGTACAAGGAATCGAGAACAACACCCCACCAGCTAGACGCCTGTTTCATGGGCGTTTTTGCATTGGAAAAGGGGTTACGCACCACGTTTGACTACGACCCGGTGAAGATCATGCATTCCGCAGAGAACTCGTCACTGATTCGACTAATCAACAGGAAACGATAATGAAATGGTATGTCTGGAATAGGCTAATTCATTCAGATGGTAGTAGTTCCGCGTGGTGTGATGTTCCGAAAACATACAGGTCAAAGCGTGCGGCTCACCGGGCAGTAGCCGATTTGACTGCTAACTCAATAGCAGGATTTGCGGCTATCACACCTAGGAGCGCCCTGCATTTTCAGTACGTAGCACTACCAGATGGAATGAAGCCTAGACACGATATGGTATTCATCGAAAAGGAATTATCATGAGCAAAACCGCAGCAGTAATACCGAAAGCATTTCAGACGGCAACCGTTACCCGTACTGAAGCCAAAGCAAAAGTCCAAGCAAAGACGCAGACTAAGGCACGTATCGACATGAGCGCTGAAGTAGCAGGCGCTGGCCTATGCCCCGAATGCCGCAAGCCTATGGAACGTTCGCACGCGAACGGGTTTCCGGTCCTGATCTGTGAAGAGCATCGTATTGCGATCCCGATGCCAGATGGTACAACGTAGGAGCCTAATATGGTGACCACGAAGGTTAAAAAGGCACCTGAGGTTGATATGAGTTTCGACCTTACGCCTTCTAATGATAAGCCAAAGAAGAAAAAGAAAGTAGAACTACCAGATACTAAGGTAGCTACGAAAGTAGTTGAGATCAAACCCCTACCGGCAAAAAAGAAAAAGAAACCGGGTACCAAACTCGTAGTAGCTCCCGAACTTAGAATTGACGATGCCCTGCCTAAGGCTAAGCGTATTTCAAAGCTGAAGCTTGCGGATAACCTGACTTCGATCCTGGGAGATGACGCCGAATCGTTACAGCAACTGTTAGAAACAGGTGATTCGGACTCAGCATTAACACTGTTGAACAAGCGTTTGATCCAGACTTCGGTTGACTTGATTGCAGAGGTAGAAAGCGGTATCCGTGAGTCCAAGGGTCGATACGGTGTGCATTCGTTTAACGGCCTGGTGCAGTCGATTCGTGAACTCATGATCGATTTGCAGGCTACGAAAGACCGTGGGGCTATGGGTATAACGTTGGTTGACAACGTGCTAAGGCCTGCGTTTCTAGATATCGGTATGGCGATCATGCAGGAATACGCATCAGTTGCTAATGAGGTGAAAGATCTGATGAGCCCGGACGTGTACAAACAATTCAGGCAAAGTCAGCTAGACAGCCGTAATCGATTGGCAGCATTGATGCAGACGCAGTATTTGAAGATTCGTGATGAAACCGTACAATTCCTTCAACGCTAGTAGAGACTGCTCATGTACAACCTGTTCGCCCTATTCATTGGTATCCTTGGAGTCGCGTCATTTGTCTCCGAATTAGGCACGTTCCTTGCCCGTCATCACACAGAAGAATGGGGACGAACCCTAATCCATAGATCTAATAAGGGTCACTGACAATGGACGCCAATGAGATCAAGAAAAGCGTGACTAGCTACTTCACCAAGAAATGTTATGCGGTCAACGCCGAAGTAGGCGTTTGTAAATGGGGACGCCTTAGGGCTGATCTGCTGGCCGTAAACATGAAGGGTGAAGTAGTGATTGTTGAGGTCAAAAGCAGCTACGCGGACTTCAAGCACGATAAGAAATGGTGGAATTACGTAGACTTTTGCAATCGCCTGTTCTTCGCAGTTTCTGAGGAAACGTATGCAAAAGTGTTCGATCTTATTCCCAAGGGCGTAGGAATTATCGTTGTAGACAAATACGGAAAATCCTGGATCAAGCAGGTTGCGGCACGTTCAGAGCTAGATCTAGATACCCGCCTGAACCTGGTGATTCGTTTAGCATTCCGAAACGCTGACTTCAACCGCTACAAACGTAGGTCAAGAACATGAAAATTCGAGTCCATGTGTGGAGAAGTAAATTTACAGGTGATCTTGAGGCCGCGTGTGATGCTGCTGATACGGATTTTATTTGTGATATGCCCGATGAGATGACGGAACACGGCATACGTCAACGAGATGCGCTTATGGGTGAACTAGAACGTGCAGCTTTGGACTACGCCAACACAACATTGTTTACTGAAGAAATCCCCACGACTCTGTACGTAGAACTGAGCGCTTCGGTAATAAAGGAATAATAGAACATGTACGCACGTAATAGAATTTTGGGAGTTAGCGGGGGCTCGATCAATATCGCCCCCTCTAATCCCGGCAGTCAACTAATTGCCAGAGCACCAGCGCGCCAGTCACCTACACAGGTAACGGCCAACATGAGCATGATGGGTAGTCAGAGCGCATCCAATAGCTCGTCTGTTAATGGTTTTTGGCAGTCAAACTATCAGTACTACTTTACTGGCATTATCCCGGCAGATCCGAACCTGATCGATACTTCGACCCTGGCTTTGTTCTACCGGGATATTTATCTGCACGATAATACCGCAGGTTCCGCCGTAGACATTCTATCACACTTCCCGTTTTCGGATTGGGAATTGCGGGGCCTGGAAGAAAAAGAATTACAGCCGTATCAGGATGCACTGGACCGCTTGAATCTGCGACAGATGATGCCTTTCATCAGTACGGCACACCTGACAGATGGGTTCTTCTGTGGTTCGTTGGTATTCGATCCGCGATCCAAGCAGTTCATGGACACGCTGATTCACGATGCACTTTCGTGCGCTGTTATTCCGTCGCCTTTCTTTGGCATTGATCCGACAATCAATGTGCGTGTTGGTGCGGCAACGCAACAGTTCATGCACGACACTTCGGAGTACGCACGACGTTACCTGGATTCGATGCCCCGTCAATTTATTGACATGCTGAAATCCGGTGCGTTCACGCTCGATCCGGTGACTACGATGTTTGTCCCCCGTCGTTCGACTACCGACCGTGCGTACACCTCGTTCCTACATCGTATCCTCCCGATGTATTTGATCGAAAAAACGCTCTTCCGTGGCACACTGGTCGAAGCCCAACGCCGTCAACGAGCAATGACTCACCTGACAGCGGGTGATGAGAATTGGGTACCTACCGGTGAGGAACTGAATGCGTTAGTGCGTGAATTCCAGCAAGCCGAGTTCGATCCCTTGGGCGGCTGGATTTCGACACGTAATTCAGTAGCCGCACAAGATATCCGTCCGGGTGGTGACTTCTGGAAATGGACGGATATGGCTGACGTTCTGGTACCCTACAAGTTGCGGGCCATGGGTATTAGTGAATCGTTCATGAGTGGCGAGGCTTCTTATGCTGCTGCCGAATCCGCGTATTCGTCATTCCTGGAAACGG